CAGCTTGACGGCCTGCACCAACTGCAATTCAAACTCAGCAATGCGCTTAGGAGTCGTCACCCAGCGCTTGACCTGTGGCGGCTGCACGATCACGCACTCAATCTCATCGACGCCTTCAAAAGCCCACTTGGCTGCTTCAGTGCGCATGGCCGCTGCGGCGTAGAACATCAACTGCAGGTTCTCTTCTACTTCCACAGCAACACCATCACCAAACTTCCAATCAAGAACAATTGCACGGTTTCCGATACGCCCAATGAGGTCGGTAGACCCAAACACACCAGGCAGTAGATCGCCAAAGCCAACGCGAGTTTCAGCTTCAATTTCCATCTCCTTGGTTGGGTCGATCTCATCAAGCGCGGCCATGGCCACTTTGAGTTTAGTGTCGATCAATTCTTGCGTGAGCACTTGGTCTTCGAACTTAGTGCCCAGGTAACTCTCAAACGAGTTGCCGGTCATCACGATGTCGGCGATGACGTTGTGAAGAAGCGTGCCCTCATCGGCGTATTTGTTGCTGGGCTGGGGCGGCATCTTTTGCACCAAGGCCACTGAGCCTGGGCAGTTGATGACGCGCTTGGCGGTCGAGCCGCCGACGATATTACTGTGCTGCATCGCGTGCCTCCATCATTTTGTCTGCTATCTTGTAAGACCACTTGGCCAAATGGAGCTCATTTATCTCGGTTATCGATGGCAATAAAGCGATTAGGCTTTGTATAGCCTTTGCCGCAAAGTAATCGCGCAGGGTCATGCCTGTTTGGTCTGTTCTGTTGGGGTTGGGGAATGCGTTCATTCTGGTGTTTCCTCTTTAGTGAATTTGATTTCGCCGCTGTAAGTGTAGGTTTTGATTTCTACTGAATTGAAGGCATCTGGAAATCTGGCTTGCGCCCATTCCAAGAGAATTTGCTCTGCTTCTTTGGTGGTGATTTTCAGTTCCATGTGGACTCTCCTTTAGTTAATGAGCCTTGACTGTAGCACAAAAAATAAAAGTGTGCTAAACTTTTTGACATGCTTGAAAAAGAAATCGAAAAATACTTTGTTTGGACTGTGGAGCGCATGGGCGGCAAGACGTGGAAGTTCACCTCACCTGGGCGCAAAGGCGTGGCTGACCGGATCGCTTGTTTGCCTGATGGCACGACATGGTTCGTGGAGTTGAAGACCAAGGGTGGCCGGTTGTCGCCCTTGCAGAAAATTTTTATGTCGGACATGGCGCTGCTCAACCAGCGCTATGCGTGTTTATGGACTAAGGAGCAAATTGATGGCTGGGCAAAATTTTGAACCGATTCGGCGATGTCTCAAACGATGTACGTCAATGGGCAAACACATAGCGTGGAGGCCATCATTTGACAAACACACGCTTGCGGCATCTCAGTCAAATTACCGATTGGCCCACGAAGGAGCACTTGAAGATAAAGATTACGTTGCCGCTTTGTGCCATTTGCACACGGCTGCAACAAAGATCAATGACTACTGCGACCGCGCTTTAGTCGCCGGCGACGACGCTGCCGCGTATTGGCTGGAGCATTTCCTGTGGTGGTGCGACGGCGTAATTCACTTGGATACTTTTTTTGGATTTAAAAAATGACGCTACAAGAACAACTTGACAAAGCCTTGGCCGACCTTTTGGCCGCTGACGATGCCCGTGGCAAAGCAGACGTTGCCCTCATGTTTGCCGAGGATGAGAGAAAAAAATACCGCGACAACTTGACCAAAGCCTGCCGTGAAGAAAATCGGGCGCTTGAAAACGTAGTCCAAGCCTGCCTTGAGTTGGAAAAGCGCCGCAACGAAACACATGCCGTTATGCCTGACTTCATTCGAACAGGCAAAGATGTAGGCCAAGCCGTCACTGTTGTAAATGACCTTCGTGAAAAGCAGATTAAAGCGATTGCTGAAATAAAACGCTTAAAAAAATTATGCAGCTAAGACCCTACCAAGAGCAGGCCGCTGACTTTTTGTACGAGCACGACCGCGCCATGGTGCTGGCGCCCGTAGGTGCTGGCAAGACGGCCATCACGCTCACCGCCATGGACGCCATGATCAAAGACGGCCACGTCAAGCGTTGGCTGGTCGTAGCACCCAAGCGCGTCTGTACCGACGTGTGGCCGGTTGAAGCCGCCAAGTGGAGCAAGCATCTGAAGCTGGCCATTGCGGTGGGCACGCCCAAGCAGCGCAGCGAGGCGTTCAACAGCGGGGCCAATGTCATTGTGCTTAACTACGACAACCTGCAATGGCTGGCTGACGTGTGTGAATGCGCGCCCGTAGACGGGCTGGTGTTTGACGAGCTAACCAAACTGAAGAACCCATCAGGCGCGCGCTTTAAGGCGTTTGACAAGATCATCAAGGACGTGCCGATTCGCTGGGGCTTAACCGGGTCGTTCACCAGCAACGGCCTGGAAGACGTTTTTGGCCAGTGCAAGATCGTTGACCAGACGCTGCTTGGCCGCGCCAAGGGCGCGTTCATGCAGCAGTATTTCGTGCTGATCAACAAGGAGTTTGGCGAGTGGGCGCCACGGGTTGGGTCGCTGGCCAAGGTCATGGACAAGATCAAGCCGGCGACGTTTGTATTGGAACCAGGCGAGTACAAGGACAAACTGCCCCCGCTGCACGTCGTTGAGGTGCGCTGCGACTTGAGCGACCGCAAGCCCTACGAAAAGATGAAGGCCGATTTTGTGGTTGAGTTCCCCGACGCCAAAGCGATTGCAGCAAACGGCGGCGTGGTGACCGGCAAGCTGCAACAAATGGCCAGCGGGTTTGTGTACGACACGCGCAAGGAAGCCTCCGAAACACCCGGCAAGTTCATCGTGACACAGACGCCGGTGTGGTTTAGCCCGCACAAATTTGATCGCTTGGAGGAGTTGCTTGATGAGAACCAGCACGCAAATACCATCATTGTTTACCAGTACCAAGAAGAGCTCGCCGAGCTCAAGCGCCGATTCAACCCCACGACTCTTGACGACGACCGAGCCATTGAGCGATGGAATGCTGGACAAGTCAGGCTACTGGCCGTCCATCCAAAGTCAGCCGGCCACGGGCTCAACCTCCAGTTTGGGGGTTGTCACATGGTGTTTCTGTCCCTGCCGTGGAGCCTGGAGTTGTACGAACAGGTCATTGGTCGTTTGCACCGCTCAGGCCAAGCGCACGCTGTGTGGTGCTACGTAATGCTGACCAATAAAACTGTGGATGAGAAAATTTTTGCCGCCTTGCATGACAAGCGGGCGGTGTCGGATATTGCAATGGAGGAACTTAAATGACCAGACTAGACCTGTGGAAAGCGCAACTCAAAGCGGCGCGATCCATATTGAAAATTCACCGCAAAGACGCCAACGCCGCAACGCGCACATGGCAACACACTATTGATTTGATAGCTAAACTGGAGACAAAAATTGGAAATCACTTGGCGAAAACTAAACGCTGAACTCAAGACCCTGGATGAGGCCAAGGTTCTGGAGATGCTAACCCATGAACGTGAGTCAGCCAAACGAGTGTCTGTGCTGGAGCGGCTGCACCAGCGCTACACGGCCTTGCGGGCATCCCGCGAGCGGATTGAAATACTACAGGAGGCAAGACGACCATGACCAATTGGACACCCCCACCAGGCACCAAAATTGTGATGCCAAGTCTTTTAGTGACAAACGCCAAATTTAAACCCAGCCGAGGCTCTGACGTGCAAGCGACTTGGCGCAAGCAGGGTTGGACTGCGCCCAGCGCGGGCTTGCCCCCGCCCCCGCCTGAGAAGGTTATTGAACCACTGCGCCGAGTGAGGTAAGCCATGCCAGCATTTGACACATGGAGCCAAGAGAACCTGGCCAAGTTTGCTATGGAAGCCTACGCCAAGATGCAAGAGCAAGATGACCGCATCCAGCAGTTGCAAAACGATTTGAAAACCGCCATCAACGCATACCGGGAGATGTTGAAATGATTGAAACCATACTTGCCGTGTTTGCGGTTGGATTCCTTGGCGTTGCAGTGGGCATCGGCGTGATCTGCCTGATGGTCTGGATGGCGCTCAATGAAGACTAGAGGCGGCGCCAGGCCAGGCAGCGGGCGCAAGCCCACACCCATCAGCGAGTCCAGAGCCATAACGCTGTGGAATCAAGGAGTCAGCAAGAAGGACATCGCCAAGCGCTTTGGCGTGGACTATCAGGTGATCTTGTACTTCTTTAAGAAGAAGCAGATGTTTAGGACATGAACAGCGCGGCTTCGTCTTTGCGGCGGTTCTCAAGTCCTCTGAGCACTTTGCCGCCGGCCTTGCAGTACTGCAATAGCGACGCTATGGCCGCGTCTTTTTCCCCGCGAAGAACCTTCTGACGGAAGGTGCTGCGCTGTAGCGTTCCCAGACCAACATTGAAAGCAAAGCTGACGCAAGCGTCGTATTGGCCTTGGGTAAGAGCGACAGGAATAAGTTGGGCCACGCCGCGCTCAAAGCGCTGTAGATCGGCTCTAAGAATTCCATCTACTTCGTCTTTTGAAAACGTGCGATTGTCTTCTGGGTGAAGCGGGTAAGCGCCTCTTTGATCGATTGGAATTTTTGCTTGATCTGGGTAAAGAACATGACCTACTCCTATTGTCCAAAGCTGTGCTGGGCATCGATACGGTTTGTACCGAATGCCCTCATGGTGCTGGATCATCTTGATCGCATCAGCGCTGACGTTCATTTCGACTTAAACGCTTGGCCACCAAACCAGAACGAAACGATACAAGCCCAGATGATCTGGGTCTCATCGTCCCACAGGTGATTGAGCGCCACATCAAAGGCAACGTCTGTATGCCAAGCGTAGTAAAAACCAAAGACCTCGACGAACATGAACATGATGAACATGCCGTAGGTGATGACGCTGCGGGTCGCTGCGCGCATGTTGGTCACCCAGATGCTGGCGCCTTGGCCCAGCGCGATGTCATGCGCATAGAGCGCCTGGCGCTCTTGCATGGCCGTCTGGTTGTTGGTGACCTCGGCGTTGATCTGAATCTGCTCGGTCTGGATGTGCTCAATGCGCTCTTGGGCTTCCAGGCCGGCTTTCTTTAGCGTGAGCTCGCGCTCGGTCTGCATGGCGGCCAGCGCCAGCTCATGCTTCTTGTCAGCGCGGTCTTGGAATAGCTCAAGGATTTTGGGCAAGCCGCCCATCAAGAAGCTGATAAGGGATGAGAACAGGGTTAGCATTATTTTCCTTTTGCGCGCGTTTTTTCTTCAAGGATGGCGATGTGCATTCGGTTGATCTGAATGTCATCTCGATTCTTTTGAATTTCTTTTTCCAAGTCTTGGCGTAGCTTCTCACGCGCCAATTCAGCGCCAGAGTTAACTGCTTGCCTGTTATCTGATGTGACCACCAGGCTGATC